TTCGCATGGTTCAGTTATTATCGGCAGACAAGCAGGTTACTACGCTACCGGAAGCGACAACATAGCCATTGGTCGTGCGGCCATGTTTAGTTCTTCATCAAGTAATACGGGTGCTTCTAATGTCGCAATAGGCAGAAACTCATTATACAATCTTACAACAGGTGGCGGAAATATCTCCATTGGAGAGAATACACTCCATGCTATTTCAAATGCTGATTACAATGTCGCTATCGGTTATTATGCTGGACAAGATGTAACAAGTGGTGGATATGGAACATTTGTTGGTTTTAAGGCTGGTTACTTTAGCACATCTGCATATCAGAATGTCGCAATTGGAGGTAATGCACTATATGGTGCATCAGGAACAGTTACAGGTGGTTATAACACGGCTGTTGGCTACAATGCACAAAAGTTAATACAAACAGGAACATACAATAATTCGCTTGGTAATAACTCACTTCTCAATATAACCACCGGAGCAAGGAATATCGCAATTGGTTATGCGGCAGGGGATAACATCACAACGGGTTCAAACAATGTAATGATTGGTGGAGCAGATGCAGCAAGCGCAACAGGTAGCGACCAATTATCAATTTCTTCGGGTGATGGTAGCCCTGTTTGGATTACAGGTGACTCAACAGGTAAAGTCACAATGAATAGTGTATCACCAGCAGCATACAATACTTGGGCGCAATTCTTCTATCAACGAGATACCATAGGAACAAGTGCTGTTACTATTTATACAACTGCTGCTGCTGGTGCGACTACTACAGAAGGTAGTTATCCCGTTCCCGCCGCTGGTGTAGTAAAGGCAATGTCTATACTTTCAACGGGTGCTTCTATTAGTGGTTCAACCGACCAAACATGGAGGATTAGAAAGAATGGTTTGGGAACTGCTGGTAATTATGAGGATATTACATTCTCACCCGCAGATATGGCTGAAAATCAAACAGATAAATACTCCTATACAGCGACAGGATTATCACTATCCTTGTCTGCTAATGATTTATTACAAGTGAAAAGACAAAGCGGTTCAGTAAGTTATGGGGCCATAAAGGTAATACTTTATGTGGACTTTAGTTGAGGTGAATAACATGGATTGGGATGAATTAAGAAATATCAGAATGCAAAAACTGTTGCACATGGACAGGTATCAATTATCAATACGATATGATACGCTTACAGACGCACAGAAAACAGAACTACAACAATATAGAACAGACCTTCTTACCCTACCACAAGATTATAACACGCCGCAAGAGGCATATGATAACATTCCCGTGAAACCTACTTGGTTTGATTAAGGAGGAAAAAGAAATGGCACTAACAATAGAATACGAAACAGCATATGGAATAACCTGTGAATACGCGCATTGCGTGGTAGTCAACACTAGATGTGATAAAAATATAGAAATTACTTTTGTTGACGATGAAGAAGTTGAGACAAAGACATACCCAATTAACTTCAATGGAAAAATATACGCTAATGAAACTGCGTATAGCGACGGGGCTTCACCCATCGGTGGCTTCAACGGTCACTTTGAATTAGATGATGCTGGTGCTAAGACTCAATACAACATAGTGAAGCAATGCTACAATCATTTGAAGACGGTAGATGGTTTTACTGAAGGCGTAGACTGTTGAGTGACTAGTCTTTGAGATTCCTAGCCATTTGAGCAGCGAATCTAATCTTCTGTGTGCTTGGTAAATACCAAAATGCCTCATTAGGTAACTCAAAGGCTTCTTCTAATTTGGCACATAATTCGTATCTGTTTTTGATTTGTAAGTCATCGTCTATTTTTAATCCAAGCACACTCTTTATCTCATCTTTTGAGTATACTATCTTTCTATCTAGATAGACGTATGTGCTACCCATTGTTGCTATTAAACGTCTAATTATTCTTTGTTTGAGTCGAGTGTAAAATCCCATATAGTGCGGAAAACGCACTTGGTATTTTTATTTTACTTCTAATTGAATCGGAGGAAAACGGATTAGAGGCAGTTGAACCCCTTAGCAGAACGGATTGGAAAGAGAAACCAATCCCGCTTCAGTTGCAGCCGTCGCGGTAAGTGATGAATGTAGGTTACATCCGTTTTTATTTGCAAACCCCCAAATCATGAAGGTTGCTTATTGACTATAGTTTTTTCTTCTTGAAAGCACTATCAACCCATATATGGTGACATTGTTTACATTCCCAAAGATGAACTCTTCTCCTAAGACCATCATGATAACGAGCAGAAAGTCTTCTTGGTATATGTTCATGGTTGCATTGTCTACAACTGACTTTCAGTTTGTCCATGAATCTACCCAAGACTATTCCCCTCTCTTTACCACGATGTCATCTATTTTTAGGATAGCGGTGGTTACCTCAGTTGCACTAAGAATGGCTTGCTTTATCAATTGGGTCGGTTCAACAACGCCTATTTTCTTCATGTCAACTATCTCATTGATGTTTTCAACATCGGGGCCGTATGTTAGGTTCCCCTCTGCGATGGCGTTACGGAGAGCAAACACACACTTCAAGGGCGTGTGACCCGCTACTTCGCCTATAGTGGCGGGGATTATCTCTAAGGTATCTGCAAATGAGTTAATTGCCATTTGTTCCATCCCTTTCACCTTAGGTGCTTCTGTCCTTAGATGGCTTGCTATGGCCGCATAAGCAGAACCTCCACCCGCAACTATGGTGCCACCGTTCAACACAAGCGATACAACGCCGAGAGCATCATCAAATCCCCTCTCGACCTCTTCTAGTGTGGTGTGACTAGCCCCTCTCACTATTAGGGTGGATTGTGTGGATTGTGCTTCTCCTTTAACGAATAAATAATACACATCGTTGTGCTTTTCTCTGTTGACTGTGCAGGGCTTTGAACTTTCTAGGTCATCCACATCGTGTGATACCCTAACACCCAAAGTTGATGACAACCCTCTTAGTGTGCTTTCTTGCATTCTCTTTACTACTGCTATGTCGTGTTTATTCAGATATGCAACCACCGAGTCTTCCACATTGTCTCTACAGAAAAGAATACCACCTTCAGGTAATAATTCCTGTATTTTCTTAGCATTGGTTGTTAGAACTCTTGAACCTCTACCTACTATCTTTTCGTAATCATCTAGGTTACTAACACTGATTTGTTGTCTGTCATCCTTGTCGTCTTTGGTTAGACCGCTCATCAATAACACTGCTTGTGTTTGTTCGGGCATGTCCATCTCCACAACGTAATCTTTGTTGACTACAACACCTGTAAACATGTATGAGTCTGTTAGAGAGCCGCCGGGATATGTTAGAACGCTTACCTTTTCGGCGTTACCTGCAATCTTTACTGATTCAACACACAGTTGCGATACTATATCCTTAGCAGATGCTAGAGTCTTTCCCGAAATAGCCGTTTGAGCAACTTTGATTAAATCTTCTTCTGTTGCTTCATACGACAATTCGCTCTCTAGATAGTCCACAGCAATCTTAGCAGCCTTGATATATCCATCACATACGATAGTGGGGTGAACCCCCTTACTGAAAAGATTCTCAGAGTCAAATAGCATTTGACCTGCTAATACTACTGCGCTTGTTGTGCCGTCATAGCATAGACTGTCTTGTGTTTTACTGATGTCAATTATCATCTTGGCTGCGGGGTGTGCTGCCTCTATTTCACGGAGAATTGTGGCCCCGTCGTTGGTGATGAGGGTGTTACCTGCGGCATCAACCATCATCTTATCACGCCCGCGCGGGCCAAGTGTGGTTCTAACCGTATTGACAATCGCTCTTGCTGCTCTTATGTTGTTGTGTAATGGGTCTATTTTTTCATCGCTCATTCTTCTTCATCTCCTTTTTCCTTGATTACAGGGAATATAACATCGCTTATACGAGCACTCTGTCTCATTATATCGCCTAAAGAGTGGCCTTTGTTTATGAAATTGGTTAACCCCAATAACAACCCTTCTAGGTAAGACACTCTTTGCATTAAATCTAATTCACTCTTTTTCACCATTCTAAAATCACTTCCTTTATCTCTCCTGTGTCTACACATCTTGATTTCAACATGGAGTTCTCTTTACCTAGAACATACAAGTCATAGGTTAATTGTGTGTCTTTGAGGCAGTATTCTACAACCTCTTGGTATTTTCCATCTCGCCACGCAGTAGGAGCATCTTCACTCTTCATCAGTTTGGTGGCATTTAGGTTATGCTTCGCTAAATCATTCAAGGATGATTGTAAATTGCCGTATGATAGTGAAGACTTTGAAAACAATATCTTAGTGTCAATAATTGAGTCCTTCTTGGAGAGTATGTCTCCCGCAGCCCAACAGTCCATTGATTCTCTAATTACAGGTAAGTCAAAACTAACTATGTTGTGGCCTAGTATTTTACCACCCTTTGCTATGTGATTGGATAAGAAGTCACCAAGCACTTGAGGGTGCAAGTCGTGTTTGTTTACACCTTCTATGTCATCAATCTCGGCTTTAGTGAATACATTACCTTCCTGTCCATCCCATGTTGCCACAACTGTAGGCTCAAACAAAGATAGGTTACCCCAACCGCCTATTTCCCAAGAGAAGTTTGCTGTTTCTATGTCTATTGAAAGTATGTCACTCATGTTTCCTTCACCTCTAATCCTTCTTTCTTCCTAACGAATACCATTCTACCGTCTTTCGCTTCATCGAACAGTTGTCTGCCCCATTTATCATAGTTGTTGTAAGCACTTCCGGGCGAACAGTCAGTTTGTGTTTCGTATGACTTCATCATTTTAGTTTTCGCTCTCCAACCATCGCCTCTATTACTCAGTTCAATTCCGGCGACAGCGTTGTATGCTTTGAGCCATTTGCTTCTGTTGATTGATTTCTCCTGAAGTTTTGGCCCTACGTCTACCTCATCCTCTAACCATAGGATTAGATTCTTGAAGATGTCATAGAGGATGTCTTTTGCATAATCCACATGTCTTCCTTCAACAATCCAACTATCATCCATCATAGCAAAATGAGTTGCCATAATCAATGTGTTATTCTCCATAGCAGGTATGAAAGAGGACACAACCTCTAGGATGCTAGGGTTTAGATTCCCTAGTAGAGAGTAGTAGTCGTCAATTGCATCGTATAGAGCGGGATAAAATGTATTATCATCTGCTGAGAACATGTCAACCATAACAGATTGAACCAACTCTTCTTGTTCTCTGCGAGACATACCATCCCATTCCACAAACGGTGTTTCAGTGATTGAAAGAACTTTATCTCTCAACCTCTTTTCTAGATTTGTAAAGTAATCAACTATCTCGGTGTAATCCACCGACAATGCTTCGGTTCTCTTGAATGCAGAAGCGGCTCTGTGCTCACTCACTTGTTGCCTTCTCTCCCTAGTCCAAGTGCTCCAATACAACAAAACTCTTTGGAAGATACCCTTAGTCAACACATACTCTTTGACACCGTTAGGTGGGTATGTGGTAATCCACAATGACACCAATGATTCTGTTTCTATTCTACCCATTTTAGTATGTTTGACTAAGACGTTGTTATTGCTTCCTACAGGGTTACAAGCAGACTGTAGGTAAAGGACAGTTTCTTGGCTGTGTTTGTTTGGATTGAGTATGATAGACCCTTCATCAAAGTTCAATGCTTTTTGCCCTGTGAGCATACCCTCTTTGAGTGTGGTTACCTTGTTACCTTCGCCGTCTTCTTCTATTTCAAAACCACCAATAAGGCCCGCATCTGTGCCTGTGGTATACAAGTCGCTTTTGATTCCGGCATCTTTGAGCACATCACCAATGAACTCCCAAGCAATTGATTTTCCTGTTCTGCTAGACTGAATCCAAAATGAGTGAACGCGAGG